TAAAGACTTTTTTACTGGTTTTGAAGTCTCTAATTAGGGCGAGTGATTTCTTTTTATATAAAAATAATTTATCTATAAAACCTCTAATTGAATACTGTATATCTTCGGAATTTTCATGAATTAAGAAAGATTTTTCTGATATCGCCTCTGAGGGTTTACCTGTCGAGTCGCCAAAAAAATCATACCGTAAGCCATTCATTATCATGTCGTTAATTAATTGCAAGTTATCTTCGTCATCAACATTAAGTTTTGCTGATAAGGTTTTAATATATCTAGATATTGATTTATTCTTCCATATTGAACCTGTTTTAAGTATGGATTTGTAATGCTTTTTGTGCCTAGGATTTCCTAAACATTCAAATAATTGGTGACAAACAGTGCCTCTTGAGGCTCCGTCGTTTGAAGTGTCTGGCAGCTTTAAATGATACGAACACCAGTATGACCACGAGCAACTCTGTAAAGTTTTGATTTTGCTTGCTGAGAGAGGAGATCTTTCTTCGTCCATATTAGAGTTTTTTTAAATTATTAAGCAATGATTTTGACAATTTTAGAGATTTTGAATGCTCTATTATATGTTTGGTTTGATCTGAATCAAGAATAGATATAAGTTTTTTATTGAAATCAAGATAATCCTTTTGATTCATGTCTCCAAAATCATTTCTTATTGGAAGACAAATTTTAAGTTTTGATTGATCGAAAAAAGATAATAACTTTAAGTAGTTTTTGATTGCTCCACTTAACCCTCTATTTTCAGAAGAGTTACAATCATTATTAAAAGATATAATGATTTCTTTAGGGTTAATGGAAACCAAAAACGTTAATAAAGTAGGAGATATATCTAGCCCAAAGGTAACTAAGCAATCAAATTTAGTGTTAGTTTTTAAGGATAGCATATCTCCCACACTTTCCACCAAAAAAACTCTCTCGTATCCGTTATTATCTATATTATAATGGGGATAGATCCAGTTGCCTTTTCTTCCTATGTGTTTCCATTTTGGTCTTTCGCTCTTATTAGACATATCTCTTCCTGCAAAACCGTGGAGCTGGTTATATTCATTTCTAATAGGGAATACATATCTTTGATACATTTGCCCTTTTGTAGCTAAACCAGATTCTAGATTAATAAGTAATTCTTTGCAGATGTTTTTATTTTCATAAAATTTGTAGTGAGGAAGTAAATCTTCCAAGCATAGATCGCTATAAATATCATCAAAACTAAAGGTATTTATATCTTTTTTTACAATTTTTTCATTTAGTGAATCATTTTTTATGATTGCTTGCAGTTCTTCCTTGGAAAAAGAGTGACTGCTTTTTTGTACTAGTGCAGCAAAGGGTAAAAAGCCAGTGTTTTCTACATAATCTTTCCAGACTCCAGAATTTTTGTATATTTGAATTGCTGTAGGATTATCTCCGTCCCTGAAGACTGCGGAAGTCTGCCAGTAATCTCCTCTATCATTGAGGTCATAACCTAAGGTTTCTAAAATAGAATAGAAATCAATATTTGTTTCGCTGTCGGTCATAAATCAAGCAAGTCAACTTCGTTACTTTCTAGCGAAATATTATTAGAGTTTTGAAAGTTTACCATATCTTGCAGATCTCCCACATCTGATATATCAAAATTATTTATAGATAGATTAATATAATTTTTCTTCTTTCTTCCGTCTGGAAGCTCTACTTCATTTAAAGCTCGTTCTGCATCTTTACCTAAGAATCTGTTTTTGAAACAAATTAACTTGTGTGTGCCAAACCCTTCGGGGTCTTCTGCTAACTCATCTAAGGTTTTCTTTCTGAGAGAAAATAAATGAGAGCTAAATTGTGTGATCTGATCTGATAAAGAAACTATGCTTTCATCATCTACCACGTTCTCTGAGTTTCTATTATTTGTGATTCCTAATCTATTACTCTGAACGCTTGTAAGCATGCCAATAACAGGACCTTCGTCGAAAACTATCTCATCTGCTATAAAATTTTTAAACTTGGTTACCATATCGCCTACAAGCTGCCAATGAGACAGATTACCACTGTTTTGTTCTGAGGTGGTCTTAATATAGTCAAAGCTGAATATCATTTTATTACCTCTACCTACCTTGGAGAAATAGAATCTTCTCATGATATTAATCATTTGGTCAACTGTTTGACCTGCAACGTTGTAGTAATAAAGTTTCATGTTTTTGATTTTTGGCCAAACTTTTCTTACTTTATCTACAAACTCTTCATTTTGCCTCCATGCCCCTGTCTCTAGATAGTACATCGGAACGCCAGAAAGCGCAGCGCATTGACGCATCATAATCTCTTCTTCGCTCATTTCTCCATTATCAAAATGTAATACTGGTATATTGTCATACTTTAAGGAAACTTTGGTACAATAATCCAAGCAAAATGTTGTCTTACCTACCCCAGATCTTGAGACGATAACTGTGATATTTCCTGGTCTAAGAAGGGATCCGTATAGATTGTTAATGCTTTCGTGAGGCCCCATTAAGCCAAACTCAGCCTGGGGATTATTACCTCGATCTTCAATTATTTCCTCCATTTTTTCAAAAATATTTTCTGGAGTATGCTTTCTTCTGAAGTATAAATCTATATTTGAGTTATATTTAGAATCTGCAGTATCAATTATGTCATCAAAAGAAGAAGAGGTCTTAATACTTTTCATTGAGTTTGCCACATTTAATGCAGACTTTAAAATCTCATTTCTGACTGTGAATTTTTTTAAATCTTTTGCTACGTCTAAAATAGATGACTCGGCTATCTTGCGCATTGATAAAGACTTGATGAAGTCTGTAACATTAATTTTTGTTGTAAAGCTAATATTTAGATCTTTAACTCTCTGCGCTATAAGTATATCATCTACAGACTCGCCAGCTTCGATACATTGCTTGATGATCTTAAATATAGTTTTGTTTAAATCATCTTCGCTAGCTCTAAAGTCATCTTCATTTATAAGATTTGAGATTTGAAAATAACTATTAGGAAATTTTAATAAACCTGCTAAAAGGTGTTGCTCTAATTCATGTGAAAAAATCATTAAAAAGTAATATATCAAATATTACTTTAAAAGTCAAGGTCTATATATTAAGCTTCTGGTCCGCCTTCACTCTCTTCTAGGTCAATCAAATATTTCTCCATACCTTTCCTAAGTCCTAGGTCAACTATTTGAGTGTCGGCTTTATGAATAACCATGACTTCTCCAGCTTGTGTTACATAAGAAAGGCAAAAACCCCTATCATTTGTAGATGAACCAGTAAATTCGTATAATTGTTCTAATAAACTGGTTGGGATTTGGAAGTCCTGTATTTTTTCTGGATCAAATTCTTCTGGATCAAATTCTTCTTTGCTCATATCTATATTAAAGTTACACCTTGTTTTTTAAATAATGCTTTATTTATTTTATCCTCAGGATAAATTTCGATTAATTTGATATCGTTGATTGTACAAAAATGCAGTTTATCTTTATCTCTTTTTAATTGCGAGATAAAATTTGATTTATTATTTCCATGAAAGAAAGGGGTATATTTTGTATGCTGTGCTCCTTGAACCTCAATAGCTATATTTTTTGAAGCGTTAAAAAAATCTAAACTTAATCTTGTCCCTGCTATAGGGAACTCTTCAAATACAATATGGTTATCCCAGAAGGGCTTCAGAAAAGATTTTACTGAAAACTGGAAGTCACTTAAGCTCTTACCTTCCCAATTAATTAAATATTTTTGAGGTTTTTTAACTGACCTAACACTTCCATTAATTGTTTTAAATTTCATTAAATGTTAGATATTAAATTATTAATAAAATCTAACAAGAATTTTTGTATATTACTGTTTTCTTCTATAAGGTTAACCAGTTTTTGTTCGCCTTGTATTTTTTCTGGTAACTCTATTTTCTTTTCACTTGCTGCAGAAATAATATCTTTGTCGAAATTAATCCATGCACCTTTTTGTTCAATTAAGCCCCATATCCTTAGCATGTCTAAAAGTTCTTTCTCGACCCATATACTTCTTCCGTCTGTCATGCCATATCTAATTGGATACCGAACTGAAGCATTGGTCTTTTCGTTAATGCTTTTTCTAAATTTTATCTTACAAATGTGACCTATTGGATTTCCCTTGTCTTCAATTCTGCTTGCTGAAGGATTTTCCCAAATGATATCGTTTGAATATCTTTCTTCGAACTCTAAAATATAATTGGCGTAATGTTTAACTGCGTTACCCCCTGCCTGCTTTGTTTTAGGCCCTCCTCTAGAAGCATACGGATTTGAAGAAACCTCTATTCTAACTTGAGAGGTCAAAATCATGACGTGATTAGATTTCATGATTGGTAAAACCATCTTTTTTAAGAATACAGATGTTATTAAAGCTCCACCAGCCACCTGCTCGCTTTCTACAAAAGGTTTATTATAGTCGTTCTCTCTACAAAGAGCGTCAACGCTATCAATAATAAAGAAAAATTTCTTATCATCCTTATTTTCCGATACAAGCATTCTTATTAATTCAAATACTTTTTCAAATACGTTACAGTCAAAGACAAAAAATTTATCTTCGTTAGTGTCTATCCCCGATCTTTTAAGAGATTCTGGAGATAATCTACCTTCACTTCTTATGTAGACAACCATTCCGTCTTTAGGGAACATTTTTTGAAAGTTTCTTGCGAACATCATTGCGCAGCTTGTTTTGCCTCCTTCATTGATTCCTGTGAATCTATGCACTCCTGCAGGTAAACCACCATCTAATGCGAGGTCTAAATTGAGGCTACCACTCGGAATTTTGTAGTTTAATTCTTCATGATGATTGAAGTGAAACTTTTTATTATCTTTAGCATTTAAAAAGTCGTTTATTAATTCTTGTGTTGCTCCCATATTATTTAAAAAATTGTTTAATTGTTGTAGGTTTTTTATCGAAGTGACGATCTTCCCCTACTTTATCTCCGAGTTTTGGAATTTTGATTTCTGGTAATGAATAATTATATTCATTAAAGCGCTTTTTTAACATTTTTTTTCCGTATTCAGATAAAAAATAAGCCAAACTGTCATATTTTTGAGGGAAAGAAAGCTTATGCCAAAAGCCGTCATTTTTAAATTGACTCATGAGTGAATTAAGCATCTTCATTTCTCTTGCCCAAAAGGGACGCTTATTTGTTTTTGGTAGAATTACTAACTTTTCAATAACTTTTCTTTTGTTTAATTTCACATAAACATGTTACATGAAATATAGTTATAAGTCAAGTCGATTAGTGTTTATTGAGCGTTATGATTTTGTGTTCCAGTTATTTCTTCCCTGTCCAATCCTCGTTGTTTTTTTATTAACTAAGGCTTGAAAGTTTTTTAATTCTTCTTCTATTTTTGACTTCTTCTTTAATAAGTCAGATTCTATTTCTTCGAAGATTTTTGTTTGAGAATTTTTTAAATTCTGATTTTGTTCTGTCATGTATTTATTTGCTGCGCTAACATGCTTTTCATAAGAGGTAGATAGTTCGCTTAATTGTTGCTCTGCTAAAGCCACTTTTTCTTCAAGAGCTGTTACTTTTTTAATTTTTCCATAAGAAGTTGTTAGAGCATGGACAGAAACAACAATGAGTACTACTGCCAAAGGATCGAATACGAAAATCAGACAAATAATTACCCATCTAACAGCTGTTCCCAGGGAAACATTCTTATCGAAAAAGTCACCTATCATTTCTACGATATACTTTACTGGACCCACTTCAACCTCTAATTCTCTGACAGTATTTTCATAGTCAAATTTTTCCAAGGAGAGTTGGTCTATAATTTCTTGAGCTTCATCAATTTTAGATTGAGCTTTATCCGCATCTTCGCTTTTACCTGTTGTTCGTTCAATGATTGAATTTTGCAACTCTTTAATTTTATCAGTAATTTCTTTTATATTACTTTGGTTAGTAGTTTTTATTTTTTGGATTGAGTCTTCGGCTCCTGATATTTTTTTATTTAATCCTTCTATAATAGGAGCTTGCCTGATTTGTTCTGCTTCTATTTTCTTTTTATTATTTGAGAATAAACCAGATTTATTTTCTAAATCGGATATGATTTGATTAAGTTGTTGTATTTCTGTTTTCCATCTATTTATATTTGATTCTTCTTGAGCAATAGATTCTTTTGCTATTGTATTTAATTTTGATATTCTTTCTTCTTCTTGTTTTATGAAAACTGTAATTTTGTCTGTAGTATTTGCAGATTGATCTCTTCGATTATCAATAATTTTTTGAGCTTCGGCGATAATAAATTGTTGTCTTTCGATTTTTCTTTCTATTTGAGTTAGTTTCGCAGCTTCTTTTTCGGCTTGAGCCTCATGTACTACATAAGATTTACTTAAAAATCCAAAAATACCCATGCTGGTTATAAACATTAGTACCACAACTGCAGAAGTGAGATATATCTTAACAAACCTAGATAGAGTACTCCATTGGCCATGTAGCCATAATGCTGCAATAATTTTTCCAACCTCAAGAACTGAGCCCATGAGTATAATCGCTCCCTGAGCTCCAGGAAACATTGTCGCTAAGCCAATAATACTGAAATATGCAGCAGTTATTGAAATGCTTATCGCAGTAAGTACAGTAATCGCATTTAAAATCATAAATATGATTACACTAAAAACTTATAAAAATAATGTGTCGTCTCTATCTGTGAATTTTTCTGGCCGATTATAATCGTCTTCTATACGAATAATGTCATCTTCGCCGAAATAAGTGCCTGTTTGAACTTCAATAAAAATTAAGTCATTCTTTGGATCTTTATTCTCCACTCTATGTTTATCTTTGCATCCAATAAGTGCTGTTGAGCCTTGTTTATAATCTTTAACTTCGTCATTCAAAGTGATCGTTGCTACTCCTTTAATAATTGTCCAAGCCTCTTGTCGTTTAAAATGATACTGGTAACTTAAGCGTTGTTGAGGCTTTACTATAATTCTCTTTACTTTACAAATTTCTGATTCAAATAAAATTTCGTATCTTCCCCAGGGTCTTATTGGGCCGTTTGGATTGGAGTTGTCTATTATTGCCATGATGGTTTTATGTGGTTATATGTCCGAAGTAAAGCCTCTTCTAGTGAATATTTTTGCTTAAATCCTAATTCTTTAATTAGGGTGTTATCCATTTTTTTTCTCATTGTTCCGTCTGGTTTTGATGGGTCAAATTTTAATCTTCCGTTGAACCCAACAATCTTGCATATTATCTCAGTTAATTCTCTGATAGATACTTCATCATCTGACCCAATATTTATGTGGCTTATATTTTTTTTGTAAATATCTTTAGCTTCTACTTGTTCTATGCACATTTGAAGCGCTCGAACTAAATCTTTAACATATAAAAACTCTCTTAGGGGAGTTCCAGATCCCCATACTTCAATTGATTTAGCATTACTGATTTTTGCTTCGTGAGCTTTTCGCATTAAAGCAGGTAATACATGAGA